AAGGTAGGCTTAGGGCTGCTGGTTGTAACATCGACCATCAGACCACGAACCAGTCATTGTGCCTGGCCGCTCTTGAGCGGAACCTGGCAACAGTTGACTTCTCGTCAGCGTCCGACACCATTGCTTACAATGTGGTGGCGGACCTCTACCCGAATCCTTGGTTTAATTTCTTGGATTATGGGCGGAGCCAGTACTATACTATTGAGGACTGTAGTTACAGTTTCGAAAAGTTTAGTAGCATGGGTAATGCGTATACGTTTGAGTTAGAGACATCTCTGTTTTATTCTCTAGCGTGGGCCTGCTGTGAAGCAGTTGGGATCACACCTCGTCCCGGATACAATATAACCGTATTCGGAGATGACGTGATCCTGCCTTTGCAAGCGTACGACCTCTTTGCTGAGGTCGCGGCGTGTGTTGGTTTCTCTGTAAATCACGAGAAATCTTTCTCTTCGGGACCCTTTCGGGAGTCCTGTGGGGTAGACACATTCCAAGGGAACTTAGTCACACCACTTAAAATTGAAAGCACACAAGGAAATAGAAATGTCTACAAGACAGCGAACCAACTCCTCGAGATACTCAAGCGAGTATTATCCCTTGATCCAGTTGACGGTCATTGCGATCGTATTACTAGTCTTTGGGATCTTCATGCTTGGCTCGTGGGTTGTGTTCCGCGATCATTCCGCTTTACAGTCCCCGCAACACATGGTGACTGCGGATTCCACGCTCCGTTCGACGTCGCTGTCCCCCGAAGGGACCCGACGAGAGACGGATGGTGGTTCAGGTGCCTCGAATGGGAAGCTGAGAAGCTCTCCCCAATCGAGGCCCCCGCTGGACTACCCACTTGGGGAAAACATCCCTCAAGAAGTAGTATCAGATCCGGGCTGGTGACCGATCCGGATTTCTACCAAAGCAGTTACTCTCGCTTTGTTAGTGGTCCGAGCTATCGGGAACTATTGGTGCTTGGTCCTTCACATTGCGTGAAGGCCCCCCTCCCCCCGTCTGGGGGCCCGGCGTACGACTCTCATGAGTATACGCTTAGGGGTAAAGGCCGATTCGTTGTGAAACGAATTTTTTGTTTCGGCCAGTGGGTCGACCCGGGGTTACCCTGGTCTGATCGCGCTTTGTCCTATGTTTCTAAAAGGATGAAGCCGTGACTGTGCATTGCGCACAGGTGAGAGC